CTTCGGTAAACTTTTTTAAAGCTACTAAAGCATCTTCTTTTGTGCGGTAATCTTTCCACTTGCGTTTCTTTTCGTCGTAACCACAATCAATATCTAACCACAAAATGCGTTGTTCTTTAGCATTAGGTTTTTTTCTGTCCGTAGATTCTACCCAGGTAGAGCAAGCAAAATAAACATCTTGTTTATCTTTTAAAAGTTTAAGTGCTTGTCTTTCTACTTCGTCAATAGTTTTGACGAATTTAGGGTTAATAATATTTTGTTGGTCTTTACCTACAACGCAATAGAATCCCTGCTCCGACCACACATGTCGTAAAAATTCTTTTATATGCATGGTGTAGCATTATTTATGCTGAGTAGTTAATTCTTTTATTAATCTCTTTATTTTTTCTGCGCTTTCTTCGGTAGGATTAGACCTACCACAAAACCAATCGTAAACACATTGTCTTGAAGTGTTAAGTTTTTGAGCTACCTTAGCAGCGGGGTACATAAGTTTAATACATAATTTGCCTAACGTAACTCCAGGTGTAATAGGCTTAGCTTTTTTATTGTTGTGTATAACTATTTGTGAATAACCTCTCATACGTCCTCCTTATCTTCCCAATCAGATACTAAATCATCAAGACTTACTTCACCTGCGTCTTGCACAGGAGGCTCTTCAGTAGCAGGTTGCTGCTTAAATAAATCCCCTTGAGATTCTTGAACTTTGGTTTTTTGTTTTTTGTTTTTCTTTTCACGGGTTCTGCGATAGCAGCTTTTTTCTCAGCTTCAATTATATCGCTTTCATCCATAACTTCTGTCGGTTTAACTTCGGGTTCTCTTTTAGCTACTGTTAAAGTTACAGCTCTTTTAGAATCTTCAGTAGCACCTTGTTCTTTAGATATTTCAAATTGTTCATCCGATAATTTAGATTTAGGAGAAAATTTAACTTTGGTGCTAGAAGAATTTTCATCAAAAGATAAACGAGTAACCACCGACCCTACAGCTTCACCATTTGCTCTTACATAATCAGCGTATTGATTTAGAGGTTTACCAGTATCATCTCCAACGCCAAATATAGATTGCGCCGGTAAAGTCATTTGGTATATATCACCCTCTAAATTATCAGCCATAACAACAGCTATACGTCGACTAAATCTACACGCTTTAGTGTTGTTGGCTCCTGAACCTTTTATATTTTGAGGACAGCCTGAGCAATCTTTATGTTGTGGTTCTGGCACATCTGTATCTGGAACAGTGCTATCGGAACTCCAACATACAGGAGGAGCTAATTTTACTCCTGGTTTGTACATCTCAGGATAAAACATCCTGTGCGGAGACAGAGAAGCATTAACAATAACTACATCTAAATGTCGTTGGTTGCTTTTACTAATCTCTTCACCGTTAATGAGTAATCTAAATAAGTTATTACGTATAGAAATACGTTTACTAGTAAAAGAGCTACCAGAAATTGTATGAGAAAACCCATCATCCCTATTGTTTTTAGTCATTTGTGTGGATTGGTCTTGAAAAATATCTATTTCAGTTGTCATTATTCTACCTCCTCGTAGCTTTTATTTTTACGTATAGACACTGTGTATTGAGCAGTTACTTGTAGTCCTGGGGGTGAGTCGTCTGGATTATTTGCTATGTATTCTTTTACATTAGTTTGATTTAATCTTTTCTCCATAAACTCTAGTAGTTCTTTATCTTTAATAAATTTATACATATTCGGCCAATCTGTAGTCCAATACCGTTCTTTTACACTTCTAGTAAGGGTACCAATTTTTGTTTTTAGGCTGTCTACTTTTAAAATACGACAAGTTTCTATTAGCAGGTCTTGTACTTTACGTCGCTTCTCTTTGATGTCTTTTATTTCGTGTTCAAGCTCTGCTATTTTCTCACGCATTTTAATGTCGGCTTTCATAAGCCTTTCAAGGTCTTCACCTGTCATGGCGCCTACTTCTTTGATCTCAGATTTTAAACCGCTAGCGCTAGTCATTATTGCATTCACCTTTATTCACCTCGTTTTAATTAAAACCCAATCGTAGCATACCTACGTACATTGTCAACAGCCAATCTCCTCTTTATAAAGATTAACTAATTCTGTATGCGAATCTATTTTACCCTGCAACATCTTATACATTTTATCCTCCACCGGGCTTCCCTGAAGGTTAACCACAGTCATAGGGTTGCGTTGACCCGCCCTGTCCACTCTGGCACAGCATTGAATATAAGTTTCTACTGACATGACAGGCGACCAGAATACTACTACGTTAGCTGCGTGAAGGGTTATTCCGTGAGAAGCCGCTTGGGGTTGTATTATTAAGACCTGCGGGTTGGGGGTTTTTTGAAAGTCATCAAATATTTCTGACCTTCTCCCCATAGATACATTCCCCTGTATGCATTCAGAACTTATTTTAGCCTTATCCAATTCGTCCTTAACCCTAGCTATGCTATGTCTAAAGGAGCAAAAAACTAATACTTTATGACTAGCTTCTTCTATTATTTCTTTAAGTGCTGTTATTCTGTTTTTTATATCAAACTCTATAGTTTCACCATTATCTGAGTAAATAGAACCTGAACTAACCTGTAAAAGTTTAGTCAGCATAGCCCCTGCATTTACTATAGTTATTTCTTCCCCAGCAGCTTGCATGTACATATCTTTCTTTAGCTTTTTATAATACTTATTTTGTTGGGGTGTAAGAATTACTTCTCTAGATGTATACAAGACATCCGGAAGGTCTAGGCATTCTTCTTTCGTATGCCTTATAGCCGGTTGTAATGTTTTAAATACTATATCCTTAGCGTTGTACCTAGGAATCCATTTAAACTGTCCTATCCTTTGCAGTACCATATCTTTAAATGTACCTGCGTAACGAGGCACAGATGCAGGGTTTACCATTTTAGCTAACCCATATGCATCGAAGGGTGACTGAGCAGCAGGGGTGCCAGTTAACAACCAAACCCATGTGTCAGGGGTGATTAATTTATTTAACGACTTCCATCTCTTTGTAGTTACTGTCTTAATGTAGTTAGCTTCGTCCACTACAATTAAATCAAAACCACCCTCCTGCAGTTCTTTACGAACAACTTCAATGCCATCATAATTAATAACTACAACATCAGTATTTTGGGCTAAAATTTTCTTTCTTTTTTCCGGACTTCCGTGGGCAATCGCTACAGTTCTATGCATTGCTGTTTTAAAAAAATCAGACTCCCAAGCTGCTTTCATAATAGATAAAGGGCATATAACTAACATCCTATTAATTTTACCCTGCTCCATTAAATAATCTGCAGCCCATATAACCCCAGAAGTTTTACCTGTCCCTGCTTCGCTAAGGCAGTATGCTCGTTTATGCGCTGATAAAAAATCTGCTGTTTCTTTTTGGTGATTAAAAGGTTTGTATATACCAGGCCAATTATAATCTTTAGTAATTGGGGATGGAGGAAACTTAACTATCCTTGACAAAGCAATTACTTCGTCAAGGCCCCAATTCACCATGACCTGTGCTATACCATTAGCATAAGATTTTAAAACCTTACTTTTAGGTATGCTATCTAATATAGTATTAGGGTTTTTTGTGTTTATTATTAATGCTTTGTCTTTATAAATTTCCATTATTCACCTAGTATATTACCATTCTCCAAAAAACAAGGTGTGTGCTCACCTACATAAGCACCAAATTGATTAAAATCAAAATACTCTTCTGCTTCTTCATGCGTCATGCCCATGTCCATATTTTTCCTAATCACTTTTTTGTAATCATAACAAGCTTTATCAGGCATCCCATTACCTCTCACTACTCCTATGAAACAATCGTTATACCCATCCATTTTCACTAAGTCGTCTTTGTCCGTCATTGTTTATATTCTCCTTCAATAGTGTGTAAATAGTCTTCGTCCCATGTAGAAGTTATTTGTTCTAATGAGGTAGAAGGAATAGTTTCGTTAGCTTCGTTTACATCGCCTTTGTATTTCAGCTCAATTAAAAATAATTTCCATAAACCAGGAGGCATTTTATTTCTTCCTGTCTCCCACCTAGCCCATGTAGCCTGCGCTACACAACAACATTTAGCAGCTTCACCTTGTGTTAATTTAGCTCTTAATCTATGGCCTCGTATTTCAGACACGTCAGGTACATAGAAATTATCCATTTATACCATAGCGCCTTCACGTGCTTTCATAACTTTGCACTTTAGTTCAAACAATTCCCAGTAGGCTAGTGGCATATCTCCATCACCTCTTTCCCATCTTTGAAAAGACCTAGGAGTTTTGTGTATCAAATTAGAAGCTTGAGACACTGTTAAACCTGTATCAGTTCTTAAATCTTTAATTTCTTTTGGTGTCGGCGCTCTTAAAATATTAGACTCTTTTATGTATTTCATATCACTCCAAAAATATTGAACGTTCTGTCAAATCATAAAGAATTGGCTGCTGGTCAGCTAACGCACACAGGCGGGTTCGATATTTATCTAGGGTGCTGTAAAATATTTTTCCATCAACAATGCCAAACCATAAGTCATTATTTAATTTATATAGCGAAGTCCTAAACTCTTTAGTTTTAAACTCTATTTTGGTTGTTTCCTGAGGGACGGCATTATATGAACCGTCGGCCCATTTAAAATAGCCTGTGTAAAACAAAATGCATAGACTGTCTAACATAGTACCCCCCCTATGACCGTTGTTCTGATTCAAAAGTTGCTACTGACTTTATGAAGTAACCTTCCCCTAAAATAATCTTAGCTTTTTCTTCAGCTTCTTCTGTCGTTATTGCTTGCACTTGTATATGTCTAACAGTATCGGGGGTAGTTGCTTCTATATAGTAAGTCATGTGACTCCTGAGCTAAGCCTTTCTGGTTTTTCCTTTCATTGAGCCGTCACTATTTCTAGCATAGGAACTATTTTTGCTTCCATCTTTTACACTTAAATTTTTCCTATCGTTAGAACCACCTTTACTTAATGCGACTATGTGGTTTACATGTGTGCCATCACCTTTTGATACTTTACCTTCTCTTATGAGCAGTCTACGAGCAGCATTTCTTAACACTCTCGCGGCTATTTGTTCTGGTCTTTTCTTATACTCGTTTTCTTTTTGGTAGTCTCTTTTTCTTTTTTTGGGCTTTTCTTCTGTAGTCATTATTTCCCCCAGTGAGCGCATTGTTCAACTGGACAAAAACTTTTACATGCGAAATTAGGCGAAGCATTAAACACTTCGCTCTCGTATGCGTGATCCATTCTCTTAACTAGAGTGCTCCATTCCTCAAACATATCCTCCACCTTTTCAATTTTATAATCAGATCGTAAAACTTCTTTGCTCACTAAAAACAATAACGCTGATTTAATTTTCTCTACTTCAGGAAAATGTTTGAATATAGCAACACTCATCAAAGCTAATTGGCGCATGTCTGCGTACCTGCTGTTTTTTCCTGTTTTATAGTCTACGATTGTAGCTACCTTCTGTTCTTTGTCAAGTACTAATAAATCAATTACCCCTCTCCACCACACCACGTCGGAAAAAAATTCAGTAGGTTCAAGAGTTTGTGTTAACCCAATTTTATGCTCACAAAATTTTTCTCCGGGGATAGAAATTAATTTATCTAAAGGAGCTTGAAACTGAGAAAACTTCTCAGGGAGTGGAACACCGTCTCTAACGTAAAGTTCAGCGGCTTTATGCACTGCATTACCATAAAGGAAATGTTTTTGGTTGGGGTCTTGCTTTATATCTTTTTTTACGTACAGGTGATAATACTGCTTAGGGCATTTCTCAAATGTTGTAGCACTAGAATAAGACCATGTAAATTTTTTCATTCTTTAAACTCTTTTTTTATTTCTTCTAATAAATCGGGGTACGTTAAGTTATCCTTGTCCTCTAAAAATTCAGTTGTCAACACAAATCTGGGATACTCATAATTTAAAACCATATGGTCCTTTTGGTTATTGAACAAGAATCTAGCGCCGGGGGAATATCGCAGTTCAATTAAGCTATGATTTAAATCTTCAGTTTCTCTAAAAAAAGTAAAAGATTTGTTAGGTGTTGGTATTAAGGTGTTTACACATACACCTCTGGTAGAGTCCGTGTGCCAATTATACATAGTCTTGCTCTCCATTTTTAAAACCCCGGCTTTGAATGGGTGTCTTTTATATAGCCACTCATAGAACCTGTCTCTCAATAAGATATTATTATCTACTAAACAGGCAGTAAAGTTAAAATAGTTTATCCACTCTGTATGTGAGTCCCATATAATATTGTGTAATTCAGGCTCAAAATATTGAGCTATACATAAATCTTCGTAATAAGGGTTCATTTAGCATCCATATAATTATCCCCTACTCCTATGGTACATTCTAGGGGAAGGTCTAAACACCAAGCTGGCGGTGTTTGCATACACTTTCTTACATAATCTACGCAATTATCCACGTCATTTTCAGGACATATAATAACTAATTCATCATGGACAGTCATTACAACTTTAAATCTAGAGGCCACCGCAAGTAAGTGTTCTCCTATGATGTCTCTAGCGAGTGATTGAATACATCTTTGAAAAGTCTTGGCTGGGTGAATATATTCTGGAATTACCTTGCGCCCTAACTTCTTATCATAGGCCCAAGTTTCTCTCCCTTCTTTATTTTTTATAACCCTAAGATTAGGCAGACCTAGTAACATACCATTCGGTTTTAGCATACCTTTCTTAGGGACACTATGTATAATCCCAGACGCACCCATTTTGTATGCCTGAGCATTCATAACAGCAGTTAACATTTCTTCGGCTTTAGACCAGGATTCAACCAATTCTGGATTATTTCTACGGTACGCATATATTATATTTTTAACCTCGTCTATATCTTTTTCTACTCCACCTTGCGTCAAAATACTGTGCATCTTGTTAGCACCAACTCCATATATTCCAGACAAATTAACTACTTTAAATATGTAGCGTAAATCTTTGTCTACTTCGTCATAAGGTATACCTGTTATTTCTGATGCAGATTGAGTATATAAATCTACACCTTCTTTTATTTGGTTAACTTTGTCATAAGAGTTAGAAAACCAATAAGCTAAACGCAACTCTATATTACTTAAATCTGAAACTACTAACTTATATCCGGGGGGAGAACATAAGGCCCGTCTCAATTCGGAACTACGAGGAAGGTTCTGCATGTTTATACCATCACTCCCACTCCACCTGTGAGAGACCACAGCACCAGAGTATTTTAAGGGGACGGGCAGTAATCCCCTGTTAGATATATTAAGAAAGTTTTCTGTTCTAGTTTCTTCTAGTGTAGATTTGTTACCGATTCTAGCTGCGGCTAGTATTTGAATCTTCTCGTCTGGGTGGTTAAGGAGGTCTTTAAAACCTTGGTCGGTCTTAGCAAATGCGAAGGTTGGTTTACCTGTGGTGGGACTTATTTTCATGGGCGGGTCAACTTGTAGGGTTCTCAGTAGGTCAGCAAACTGAGGGTTGCTCATCAATATTTTTTTATCTATGTTAGCTTTGTCTAGAAGGTTCTGTTTATTTTCTTTTACATTATGTAGGTGTTTTATAAGTAGGGGTTTATTTATTCTTAGCTTAGGCTCAGTAAACATACGTATAGTTAAGTCTATTAGTTTTAGTTCAGATTTTGTAAAGGACGGCAACATTTTTAACATTATTTGGTGAGATAATATTACGTCATTACAACAGTACCCTCCGTAGGCATCTAACTCTCTAGTTGTAAACTCGGTTCGTGTTTTATTTATTGCGTCTAGAACTTCTCTTCCTTTAACTCCTACGCTATAAAATTCAGCTAAATGTTTTAAAGATAATGATTCAGTAAGACCATGAAGAATTGAAGCCATACTGAATGTATCAATAAGTCCTTTAGGTTTAATACCAAATATCCAGTTTAAAATAGCGCCATCAAATCGTAAATTGTGGCCAACCACAAAACTATTTTCTAAATCATATGATTCTAAAAAATTTTTTATGTCATTGTGCGTACCGCTTTTCCATACTGGTTTAGATTTATTTTCTTTAACGGCAACTCCTATGACTTCAAACTTTTCATCTCTTATATATTCTTCAGTAGTAAGTTTACTGAGGCTGTAATCTTTTGAGTAGTAGGTTTCAAAATCAATTACTATTGTTCTTAGCATTTATTTTTTTCTCCAGTTTTTGTAGCGTGTCAAATGCTGTTATAGATAAGGCTCTCTTTTTAAAGTCCTTTATAATTTGTTTGAGGGGAATTGAAACTTTCGTGTATTGTTCTATCTGGTGGTGAGCCACACGAGAACGTCTAATAGTTCCGCTGGTGGGTACTAAAAGGTAACTCCACTGTTTTGTCATGGAGACGAGGATTGAAATGTCATTGGGGGAAGGCTTTAGGGGGGGTACGGTCATAGATTGGGCAGAAGATTTCTTCATAATGGCGCAGGGGGTTTCTGATTTGTCTATCACAGGAGAGAGGCTAAGGTTTTAGCAGCCTGGTGACTTCATCTAGATTATTTTCATCAATAACCAGAGCAATCCCTAGGGAGGTTTTTATATCGTTGAGGTTTTTAAGTTGGAGGGGGGTTGGCTTATTGCCGTTGGCTTTACATTCTATGCCTATGAATTTACTTTGGTGGCAGGCTACTATATCGGGTACACCAGAGGACATATATCCACTAGCCACAGGAAAGAAGTAGTAAGCACCAAGTTCTTTTAACTGTTTAGTTACTTGATTCTTTACCCATTTCTCTGTGACTTTAGTGGACATAATTGAACAAAGAGGAATCATTCCTTATTGTTCATTCTCCTGTAAAAGGTGATGTAAACGATTCTAGGGTATCGGTGTTAACAACTCCGTTTACAGAAAAATCAAACGAAGTTCTAAACAAATGTTTTTTACCCTTTACATACTTAAAGAAAACTAAGGAACTATCTTTTGGTATCTCTCGACATATGGCCTTTTCGCGCCACGCATCTAAGAAGTCCCCCAGTGCTAAGCCGTGAGGTCCATATTCTTTTACAATAAAACCCACATACTCTTCATCTTCTGGTGATTCAACTAGTAAGAAAAACTCACCATCTTGCATACCTATACCTTTAACAAATCTTCTATCCCCTGCAAGTTTGAGAGTTCCAATCTTTATTATCTCTGCCTTGTCGAGGTAAGAAGAATCATCTTCGTCGGTTAACTTTACTATCTTCACATTAAGTCCTTTATAGACTGAACATCTTTAAGTAACCTTTCTCTGATATAAGGTTGTTCTCGTATCATGTCAGGTTGTACTCCTGAAAGAGCCTGTTCGAGAGCAGTCCTCGCTTGTTCTAAGTCAGGGTCTTTTGTAATGTTAAGGCTTGTTAAAAGGGAAGTTAACTCCATACCATGTCCTACAAACGAATCATAAACTTGTGGGTTCTTTGCATCTTCTTCGTCCCATCTAGGGTCGGCTAGTTTTCCCACCATATGTTCGAGTGTAGTATGTAGTCTAGACCAAGCACTACTCATAGCTGTCTCCACCTTTTGTTGATAAGCATCTTCATACTGCGTCTCAAGTTCTTCACGTATATCATTCCCGATGTCTAATCTAAAATCACCTGATTCGGGAACAGGAATAATAGTGTAGCTTAACTTAAATTTACTTTCAATGTCTTGTACTGGAGGGTAATCCTCTCGGTTAAATAACTCTCCTAAGTTATAGGCAGCAAGACTTATCAACTGAGGATAATCCGTTACGAGTTGTTTTACCTTCGTATCGAACTGATGTTGATACTCGCTAAGTTGCTCTTTGTATTTGAAAAAGAGATTCATGGGTAACAAACGCATTCCATTGTCAGACCAAGGGAGAGTCTGCTTTAAGTGCCAGTTCCTTGTTTCCCCTGCTAATGAACGAATGTCTGCTAGTTGTTTAGTACCTGCAAGTAAATTCTTGTTGTAGTTACCTGCTCTGGTGTTAGTGTTTTTAGTTCCATCAATTTCTTCTGAAACTTCTCTATCTAATTTACGTGCTGTCCACACAGATATATTTAAATCTATATGAACTGCACTGGATGAAATACTGATTGACATAATGTAACCTCCTACAGGTTATTATTTATAAACGTGGTGTACACTTGAATTCCTAGCGTAATCATAATTATTGCCAAGCTGTACATTAAAGCTAGTTAATTTACCTTCTTTTAAATCATCTACAAATTGTTTACACTCGCAAGTCATAGACACAGGATAGACCGCCTGTTTTTTAAACTCTCTAAAAAACTTTGGGTCTAATCGAGTGAGTGGGTCTGTACTCTCGTGATGAAGATACTGATAAGAATAACCTGCAAAGAACAGTTTCAACTTTCTGCCAAACCCAACTACTTTTGTATCATCTTCTACATCATTGATGGCTTGTTCAATGGCATCTTTCATATCAGCATCTTGTGTTATAACCTTCGCCATCTGATAATGTTTTAAAGCTATGTCTCGTATAGGGTGAGCACGGGGGAGTTCACCCAGTAAGGTTACTTCCCACTTATCTACTATAGTTGATGCCAAGTTGTACCCATTAATGATACTTCTGGCGATAAAAGATGTAGCGCAATTCCCTCCCTTATGCACACCAGTCCTCACCTGTTTGAGAATACTGGTCTGTTGTCTTTGTGTAAAAGTGCCCCACTTTATCTCCATACTTAAGTATGAAGCGTGTCTAAGGTGGTGGTCCGATATATTTGTACTCATGTTTATCCTCCTAGTTCTTCTCTGGTTAATGCTTCAGCATATGCGTTTATGAATTCCTCATATGCCTTCCTAATACGCGTAACGATAGCGTGTGATAAGAGAACATTATTCTGCTCGCGCCAGTCAGGTAACTCTTTCAAGTTATCCATGAGAGCCTTAGCGAAATCAAAATCTTGTTCTTTGTCCTCAGCGCCAACCAATTCCAAAGCCTCTGCAAATGTCTCTGGGTGGTTGTAGAGTAAGTCTCTAGCCTCGGCATATTTATCTTCAAACACCATTTCATATCGCTCTTGTGCATGTGACTCACTATCGTCGTCGTTTGTCCACACTTATGAAACCTCCTTAACTTTTTCCCAAAGTTCTGGCTTGTTGGTTATGTACGTGTAGTTAATGTAATGGTTAGTAGGGTTGGGGGGTTCACGAAGAATCTCCCCTACTGTTATTCCATCAGCATCTTTGTAGACTGCCTGCTGCACCCCTTTCTTTGTGTTTGAATCTAGCGTACCCCTCTCCTCAGTTATACCTCCTGATGATTTGACTACGGCTATAGTTTCCCAAAATACTTTTGAATCAACTGAGTCCATTATTTACACTCCTTAGCAGCCATAAACTTTGTTATCAAAGTTTCACACAACTTTTTATAATCAATATTTATATGCTCCGCTACTTGCTCTGTGTCTA